GTATTGTTTACCTTGTTTATTAGCTGATCTTTTGCTGCGCGAAGTTGCCGCATATTGTTGTGGAGATAACTTATCTATTACTTTACTTGGTAGATAACGTTCTCCAGTTTTACTACTAGGTTCGCCGGATTTAGTGCGCCAGTTAGACTTGTTCCATTTATCTAAGTTACGTTGAGTCTTATTTTTCTTACCTTTGTAATTACCTCCAGCTTCTTCATATCTCTTAACTAATATCTGACTTTTCCTAGCACTCCATTTACCAGATGCAGTACCACCTACATTACTGTTCATTATGCGCGACTTAATGCGTTCTCTTAGAGTTGGTTTAGTGTAGTTGTTGTTCATAGGTTTACCAATTTATTTTTCTCGACCAATAGTTAGCTGAAAACTTATCATTTTTAGTTAACTCACCACTTTTATTTCTAATTCCACCACTACGAGATAAATAATTGGCGCGTCTTTTCTTATCTTTATGTTTATGCCAATCACTCATTGTACTGTCACCAAAATTAATTAATTTATATTTGGTAACTCCATTTATTTTCTTACTTGCTAAAACAGCATTCTTTTTACCAGGTCTAGTTGCAGCAGTTACTTGATTAGGAGTCCACCATCTACCAGCACGTTTAACTTGTCTCTTACGTTTATCCTTATCACCTTTACCTCTACCGAAGTTAGCCAGATCATTGATTAGAGTTATCATAGTTAAAGTTGTTTAAGTTATCTATCATGTATATTCCTAAGTCTAAATGGTATAGGTTAAGTAAGTCATTACAAAAGAGAATTAGAACTAGAGAATCTAAAGTTAAAAATGTTAGTAGAGATAAAGTATTGCAGAAGTTATATAAACAAGTTAAATAGAGTTATTTATTCTTACGTTTAGTTAACTTCTTATAAACTGCATAACTTCCACCTGCTGCTAATGCTCCAATTGCAGCACCTCCTAATAGACGTGATTTAATGATTTTATTACTTGCGTTATAAGCATCATTTTTAAGTTGTTTAGTTATAGTACGTCTAACATTAGATTGCGATTTACCTCTATCTTTAGCTTGTTTAGTAAACTGCTCAATTAACTTATTCGGACGTTCCATAACTTCACGTAACTTATCATCGTTTATCTTAGCTCCCGTATCTCGTTTAGCTTGATATGTAAGTACCGCTACTTTCTTAGCTTCATCTACAATACGTTTACCTGATTTAACATCATTACGATAATCATTAGCAATAAGTTCAGTTAGTTTACGTCGTTTATCCCTTATGTCTAAATTACTTACACCTAACTCACGTTTTCGTTGTTCAGTTAATGATTTAAGTCCAATCATATTAACTCCACTTCCTACAATTGCACCAAGTCCACCTACTGTACCTATGTTAACTAATCTAAGTTTACGCTTCTTCTTGTCTTTAGAACCTAGTTTACGTGCCATGTTATTTGAGCCTATTACGTTGTTTCTTTGCTCGTTGATTAGCTAAGTAACCCATTGTAATTCCAGTTCCTATAGCTGCTCCTGCTAATGGTGTTGCAACTTTAAGTAATCTAGTTGCATTTCTAGTTTTATTAATAGCATTCTTATATTGATTTATTACATCATCATTCATTGCACTGAGTCTAACGTCATTCATTAAAGTAGGTTTACGTGCAATTGCATTATCTAAATCAGTTTGAGCTAACTTAATATTTGCATCAAATCTTTTAGTTAATTTTCTACTTACACCATATCCAATTGTTCCACCTACCGCAGATCCCGCTATTGCGTAGTTCCTTGTTTCTTACGTTCATTAATTAGATCACTTCTAGTTAAACCAAATTGATTGCGTTTCTCTCTCTTAACTTTATCCTTACTACCAATACGTCTACCCATAATAAAAATGATGATAATTACTACCATCATTATAAGTGTTATTTGCTTCGCTGTTAATGTCAGTTTTCTATCTTAATGCACGTCCAGTTTTTGTGATGTTTAATTTTACCCTTAATTACTTTAATTAAACAACTACCATCTAGACCATGTGATTCTTTAAGGTGAACTAATCCATAACAACATAACTGTTCATTAGTTATTAAGTTAGTTAATAGGTAACGTTTATTAACTACTTGTTGCCAACTCTTTTTAGCATCATTGATTAACTTATCTTCAGCTAACTTAGCAGCTTTATCAGCTAATAACTTATCTCTTGTTTCCTCTGATTCATTAGCTCTAACACAACTCCAACCGTTAATTTTGCGACCATAACGAGGACTATTTGGATTCATTAATGGGTACACCGCTTTAGCATTTAATCCAGTTTCTTCAGTTAAATCTTCCATACCGTAACGACAGAAACTAACACCTTCAGGTGTTGTCAATATGAAGCGTTCAGCATCTGGTAGATATTGTTTAATAATTGGTTCTGCATTAATATCTCTAACTTGATAACCGTTAATTAAATTAGCGTTATTAATGTGATGTGATATTGTCTTCTGACATATATCTAATTTAAGTTGTTCTTTAATAGCATCAATACCATAAGAACAAAAACTGTAGTTATCTTTATTTAAACTAATACATTCGTATTTGTTAACGTAATCTAAATATGTTTTATCTACAGTTACATAATCATCATTAAGTGATTTAACTTTATAACCTTTATGATTAGTCATCTTATTACGAGCAACTTTAATTAAACTACTTACATCTAAATCTAGTTGTTGTAAGTGAGTTACACCGTAAGTACAATACTCAATTCCATCTGGTGTAGTTATTAAGTAACGACGATTTCTAACTAAACTATTACCTCGTTTTAATTTAGCTTCAGAGGTATTGTTTTTTAATCTAGCAGAAATTAAAGTGCTACCTAACATAGAAGCTCGATAACTTTTATTCTGCCAACGACTCGTCATCGTTCTTTTTAAATACTCTTTACCTTCAGGTGTTAGAAAACAACCTTTACCACCATTTAATACGTTATAACCGTTAGGTGTTAAAGCATTATATTCTTTAATAAAATAAACTTCAGTTTTATCAATTTCTGACTGATCTGTTGTTTCTAAAGTTTTAATAATTTCAATTTTAAATTTATCTACACCATATTTCTTAATTGCTTTTGATAATAAACTTTTAGTTCCAACATAATTACCGGCTCTAATATGTTCTGACCAACGCTTTTCAATTGTCCTATTTGTTTGTCCAACATATTTTTTATCATTAATTGAGTTTGTCACCAAATAAATAAATTGTGGCATAATAATCTCATTTACGTCATAAGATCATTATACCACAACTTAAACTCGGTCTAGTTAGAAATAGGGAATTATTATCTAACTACTTGAGCATACAGATTCTTGGGAGAATAAATTACTGGTAAAACCATTGATCATTTTGTTACCACGTAAGCTCTTTATCCTACGTATCAGTAGTTTCATGTGTTATATCTACTGTTCAGACTATATCATCATCCACTTGGGATGTTCGGCACTCGTGGGTTTGTTACTGTCCGGTCTGGACTCGAAACCTAGTCGTTGAACCTTCAAAACCATTCCTGGTTAAGCTTGGCTGCTGATTGTCCACTTCTGGAGTTTCCAGCAATTCACCGAATTTTTACTACTTAATTACTTAAATAGGCGACTACAAAAAGTTTCAATCGCTTGCAAAACATCGTTGATAGGCACAGTTGTCTTCTCATAAACACGTACCATTACAGGAGATTCAGTACCTGTTAATACACCATCTTTAACAACTTTCTGTTCTTCAGGAGTACCAATAGCTTGCTCACCCATTCCATCCTTGAGGAATACGAAGCAATTCTCATTAAGGAATCGAGCATTACTGATGTAGCTATCAATAGTATTAGTATTACCAGAGTAGGTATTATCTACTTGATAGAACTCATCATAATCCTTAATAGGAGGTAGGTTATTAGAAGCCATTACCTCTTGTAACATTGGGAAGCTAACAGAACCTACTTGTGCAAATCCAACTGATTGTCTAGCACGAGCAATAGTAGATGCTTGTTTCTGAAGATCACGCAATGCAGTATTACTCATTACGATGAGATCAGGCTTGTAACCATTAGTATTGACATAAGTAGTTACAGCATCTTCTAAGTTAGCGATACCATCAGCATTAGCGTAGTCAGTCCACTTGTTCAACTTAGGAGATGCAGTGTTACCAGTAGCAACAAGAGCATCAGGGAAGTGGTTATAACTAGCACCAGGACGACGGAAATCAATTGTCCATGCAACCTTAGTAATTGCATCAGATACACTCAATTGACCAGTCTGAACAACTTGCCAAGCCATGCTAGTAAGTCTATCAGCATGAGATTGGACGATCCCCTCAATGTGACCATAGAGATACTTAACGAGCATATCGTTAGTACCCTTAATGACGGAGTTATCAGTTAACTTCATGGTCATAACACTAGCGCGTTTATAGGCAGCTTCTTCCATTGCCTTACGCATCTGTTTCTGAGTTACTTCATCGAATGAATAGCTATTACCTAACTTAGCTAGTTCACCGATTACTCGACGGAAACCACCATGAGAGATAACTGGAGGTTCAGCACCAGGAGCAATAAAGTTCGCAACTGGTGTGAGACGTTCACTTACGTATGCTAGGAACTCATCGTCCTCATACGTCTTAATAGGCATGAATTGATCAATAAGTTTAGTTCTCTGACGCAGACGAGCAATAGTATCGTCTACTAGAGTTTCGGCAACTTTAGCTTGCAACTTATCGGTAAGAAAATTAGAAACTGAACCCATAGTAAGAAAAAAGTAGGATAGTGGGCGCGATAACATACATCATTAACATACGTCATTAACGCCCGGTTAGTTAGAATTTGTAAGCGAAATTGATGCCAGGGAATCGTCTAGCAATATCACCATCGAAGTATGGTAGATACTGGATACGAACACCATTAGCAATAGTATAGAGAGCTAGATCCTTAGCTGTTGCAACAGTATAATCAACTGCATGAACATGAAGTCCTACAATTGCATTAACTCTAACACCGATATTAGTACCAATAGGTAGAGCTACACTTGCGTTACCAGTTAATGTAATAACACCAGTTGTGTAATCAATAAATGCAATAGTACCAACAGCAGTTGCATTAGGAACTAGAGTTGCACTAGATAATGCAGCACTAGTTACAGTACCAGCAGTTGTAATGGCGCGGTTAGTAAGTCCATCAACTGCAAAGATAAATACCTTGTTAGTAATAGATGCTGCACGAACTAAATCAGATAATCCAGCAGTAGCATTAATAGCAGTAGCAACTTCACTAGCAGTAGTTGTAGTATTGTTAGTTGTTGCAGTTGCAGTTGCAGTTAAACCTTCTACAGTAACAGTTACAGTTTGAGCAGCAGTTACAGTAGTGATAGTTAGCGTAGAATATGGTTCAACTACAGTTAATACATCACCAGCAACAAAGATATTAGTTGGAGATGCAGTTACAGTTGCAGCACCAGTAGCAGTTACAGCAGTTAACTTAGTACGAGGTAGGAAGCGCAGTACGTTACCTACTTGAGCAACAAATAGTCCAGCAGGAACTTGTTTGCGAGCTTCAGTATTAAGACTAATGTAAGTATTCTGCACAGTTGCCGACACATTAGGATGATTACCATCACTGAATGCGAGAATGGCAGGATCAACTAGAAACGTTTGAGATTGATTGAAATAAGGCATAGTTTATGAACGATATTTTTTAATGTAGTTAGCAGCAATAGAACTCAAATCAGCTTCTTCATCTAATTCTTCTTCATCAAGAACTTCCTCAGCGAAGAATCCCATTTCCATAGCTGGCATACGGTCGAAGATTTCAAGTACAGTATTCATTGCATAGAGTTGAGTTGCAGGATCAACTTCGTTCTCAGCACACACGGTACTAAATGCCGCGATACGTTCATTAGCACTGAAGTTACCCAGTAGAGATTGAACTGCAAATGGAGTCATCTTACCAGCTTCTACAAGAGCGTAAGCACGTTCAGCTACATCAGCTAGAGCTTCTTTAATCTCAGTGTTGCGTTTAAATTCGGCGAACTCACTGTTCTGGTATGTAGCATAGTCAGCTTCCTGGTCTTCTTCATCTAATTCTTCATTCGTATCTAAGTAATCATTGATGTCTTCACCACGACTTTCAATACCCATAACTAATAGTTGATTTTCAGTAGCTTCATCAAGTCCGAGAACTTCAGATAGTGCTAATGAGAGATTATCAGTAGGAGCAATTTCACCTTCAATGATACCAAGTAATACATCAGGATTACATTCTAGAGCATCACTGAGATCAATTAGATATTCCTCAATGTCATCATAACCAGCAGCTTCGCCAAGTTCAAGTAACGCTGCACCATATTCACTACCTACACTAAATTCGGCAACTTCATCACCAGTAGAGTAAGCAGCTTCACCAACTACATCATAGATATCTTCTTCATCAATTTCTAATTCAGCAGCAATGCGTTCTTGTAGGTCGAGATATGCTTGAGTCATGTGTTGCTTATATTCGTCCTTCAACATCACACCAGCGGCAACTGCATTTTGTAGATTCTCAACTAAATCCGCAAATAGTTGATTGTGATATTCAATAGCTTCGTTCATAATACGTCTTAGTTATTTGTTTTGTTGTTTATATGCGTGTCTTATACCGAGTCCTGTACCAATGGCTAATCCAGCAGCACTACCTCTTAATGTTCTACGAAATGTATTTTTAGGGTTACTAGATATTAAACCTAAGACTCCACCGATTTGCGCTCCATTAGCTGCACCACTAGCAGCTTCACTAGTTAATGTAGCTCTACCTAATTTACGTAAGCTAAACTTGCGAGGTTTCTTATCCTTACTACCAGGAGTCCTAGCGAAATCAGCTATTCGGTAGTCAGATAATAACTGCATTATTTTTTCTTACCTTTCTTATATGCTTTGTAAATACCATAACCAGCACCAGCAACAGTTCCAGCAGCTAAAGCACCAAGTCCGATTTTACCAGCACGAGTTCCAAGTACATTACGAGCAGCTTCAACAGTTTGTCTAGCACGATTACCTATACTACCAGTAGAACCAATTACAGATTTCTTAGATTTTAAATTAGAGTAAGGAACGTTAGCACCAATATCAGATGAGTCATAAGCAGCTTTAGCTTTATTAATAGGATTACCCATCCAATCACCAAATTGTTGAGATTTCTTACCAACAGCTTTCATATCACTATCAAATCTACCTCTAGCTCCACGTCCAGCCATTTCATCACCAAGAGATGAAATATCATCAGATCCTA